AGATAGGCGGCCACCTGTACCGTTTTGATTGCCGAAAGTGTTTTTTAATCTATGACAAACTCTTCTGGATCTTTCTTTTGCCATTTGTGCGCTTTCAAAAGGTCTGTAGTTGGTAACGTGAAATTTCCTGACAGGTGGGTGGGTGAGGATTACGAATGGAGCAAGTTAATCAGGGACCGCAGACTCTTAAACTCAGAGGTTCACATCAGCAAGGATATGTATTATTACGACTACAGGACCACAAAGGTAAGGAATACGCACACATCAGCATTTAAACGTACAAGATGACACCATTAGATTATGCAAAGAAGATAGCCTATTCATCAGAGGAGACTTTGATGTTTACGTATGAGATGGCAAAGAAATACAAAGATTCACCAGGTGTTTATGTTGAATGTGGTGTGGCCGCTGGCGCTCAGATTATAGCAATGGCATACGGGGCACCTAATAAAGTGATTTACGCTTTTGATTCGTTTGAAGGCATACCATTACCGTCTAACCGGGACGATCAGATGCCAGGCATTGCAATGCTATCTAAGGCAGAGCAAAAAGCCTTACCAGATCCAGGTAAACAGGCGCTTGTTTCTTCTGGTGCAACCAAAGTCCCTATTGAAGACTTTGAAAAGCATTTAAAAGAATCTGGACTTGAAAGTGTAATGGTAGATATCGTGCCAGGATGGTTTGAGAAAACAATTCCATACTTTGCAGAGACAACAGCCGCATTTGATAATGAAATAGGAGTAAAATTACAAATAGCCATACTAAGATTAGACGGTGACCTATACAACTCTACCTATATTTGCTTAAAGCATTTGTTTCCGATGGTAATGAATGGAGGATGCGTAATAATTGACGATTGGACACTACCTGGTTGTCAGGCGGCCTGTAATGATTACTTTCACCAGATTGGGTATGGACCAGCTTATAAATACTTAGACGGTACTGCGTACTTTTATAAATGATAATCCTATCAATCCTAATACCGACAATTCCAGAACGCAGCCAAATGTTCTATTTCCTGAAAAGCGAGGTAATAAAACAAGTTGACAAATTACATAAAGATCATGAAACACTAGGACAGGTAGAAATTGTATGGGATGACTCAGTTAAATTTCTTGACGGTGGTTTAAGTATTGGTAAGAAACGTGAGTCATTGGTAAACCGCGCAGGAGGTAAATACCTTTGTTTCCTTGACGATGATGAGCTGATTGCACCGAACTACGTTGAAACATTGGTAAGGCTTTGCCAATATGACCGTGATGTTTGCACATTCAAGAACATCACGAAGCTAGACAACTTTTGGTGTCTGGTAGACATGAGCCTATATTACCCAGGAAACGACCCAGCATCACCAAGTTACATTGTGCGCAGGAGGCCTTGGCATATATGCCCTGTAAAGAGTGAACACGCAAAACGCCATCATTTCGAAGACTCAAATTATTCAGAAGACTTCACATGGATGGAAAGAGTTTTAAACCACTGTACAAGCGAGGCAAAGAGTGAAGCGGTAATACATCAATACAATCACAGTAAATTAGTAAGTGAAGCGGATAAAAATATTATACTAAGAACAGCGGATGCCGTAGTACAAAAAGTACAGATAGCAGTTAAACTTGGTAAGGTAGAAGGTTATGCAAAAGCATTGGGTTCTAATACGGTTAAGTTCTTTTCAATCAACCCCAATCTATCACTACACGAAATTGGTATATTTATTTCAGACGCTTTAACAGAAGAACAAAAGCAGATGTTATGGCAAGATATTAATATAAAAGAATCACAAGGGTTATTAGATGTAGGTGATAAGTATTTCCTGATGAACGCAAGGAATACTGCAATGGCTTACCAAACCCTTGCATATAAAATACAAAAGAGAAAAGAAGAACAACAGGCATTTGCATTACAGCAACAACAGGCAGCATCAGAAGGAAACATACAAGTAACCCAAGCGGCAGAGCAGATGAAGCAGCAGACCATCCAATTACAATTAGAAGCTGACCTTATAAGAATAAATGCACAGGGGCAATGGACATATGAAACGGAAATGATGAAAAAGCAAACTGATTTACAAGGTGAAATTATACAATCAGAGGCAAGAAATGTGGGGCATCAGATACAATCAGAAGCAAAAGTAATAGCACAAAGAATATCTGCGGAAACGGCTATTGAGAAACAAAAAATAGCTAATCAGAAGCCGAATAAACCTGTTTCAAAAAAATAATTTGTTGATATTCAACAATTCACTATAATTTTGTATTACTCTAAAAATTAAATATGGCGGTAGGACTTTCAACATTTTCCCAAACGGAAGAAAAATTCGATGTAGCAGAAGCCACAACGCAAACTACACCCACAGAAACATCTACGACAACAGTAAATGAAAGTGGCAATCTTGGTAATAGTAATGGACAAGAAGCTATACCACCAACAACGGAAGGTACGGTACAAGAAGCAGCACCACAGGAAGAAAATGTTGCCACTTTCGATTTAGGAGAACCCGCCACATCAGAGCAACCAGCAGATGCACAACCAACATTTAATTGGAAGGAAGAAATTAAGAAACTTGACAGGAAGGAGGTAGCAAAGGAACTTGGTATAAACGAGTTTTCTTTAGAGATGGATGAATATTTGGCTAAAGGTGGCAAAGCATCAGATTACATTGAGAAAAGAGGGTATAATTGGAATAATATAAGTGATGAAGAATTGGTGAAAGGTGATTTGATTAAACAATATCCCGATGCTACCCAACAACAAATAGAAAGACTTTATAATAAAAAATACACCCAACAGGAAATAGATAGTGATGAGGACAGGGAAGATGGGTTATTATTAATGAAGTCAGAAGCACGAAGGATTCGTGACGCAAAAATACAAGAGCAAAATTCTTTTAAGATACCAGAAGCGATTATTCCTCAAATCAAAGACGAGGCTTATGAGCAATGGAAACAGACACAGGAAGCCCAACCTGTAATGATGGAACAGTTAAAGAAGTTTTATCAAACTCACGATGCTACCAAATCATTAAACGAAAGCAAGAGAGTTGCCGTAAGTTTAGGAGAAGGTGTAGCCCCGTTTAATTTTTCCATCAATAACCCAGAAGTATTAACAAGAATGTTTACCGATGGTGGCGAAACGTGGTCAAAAGTTACAAGCACAAAAACGGGAGAGCCGGATGTAGCGAAGCAACATTTGATTGGTTTATTCAGTTTCGACCCCATCAAGTATTCGCAAGACATCTTTAATTACGGGATTCAAATGGGTAAAAAGAGACTTGTGGAAGAAGGGCAAAACGCTCAACGACCACAACAAAAAGGTCTGCCCGCCGAAATGAATGGTAACGCAAGTTATTCTACCGGGAAATTCGGTGACAGGCAGCGTTAAAAAACAATATTAAAAAATCGCCTAAACTTTAAATAAAAATGGCAGCTTCACTCGGTACGATAAACAAATCGTATGTATCAGCCCTCGATCCATTGTTGGATACAAGGGAAATAAATAAACTCATCACAGATGTTCAGAATGAGGTTGAATTGTCGGATATTCTTATAAACACAAATAAGAAAATGCCAACAAAACAACCCGTTTATTATACATTTTATGATGACCAATTAATTAAATCAATAACAGTAACAGCCGATACGGGTACCGGTACAACAGTCGTTACCCCCGCATTATCGGCAGGAACATCCGGTTATACAAGGGTAAACGATATGGTTCTTTTCACCAATAATGTCGTTGGTATCGTAACAGCAGTAAGTTCATCTTCTGGCGTAGATACATTAACTATCGAAGCAGTTGCAGGTGCAAACATTACGCTTGGTGCTACGGACACACTTTCTCTGTTTTCAAGAGCAGTTGGTGTGGATTCTTGCCCAATATTACCATCTGCACTTACTGTGGTTGCGGAAGTTTCTGTTGGTGTAGGCTGCGCTGCGGCTTCTGTTATATCAAATTTTTCTTCCGTTTGGGAAAATGTGGAAAGTCCTGCCATATTTAAAGTTTAGAGTAATACAAAATTATAGTGAATTATTGAATATCAACAAATTATTTTTTTTTATCTATGGATATACTCTTATTTCTATAAAACAATTATCATTTGTAAATGATGCCCCAAGTAAATTATTAATATTGCTTCCGCCAGTTATATCAGCACACTCTATTTGTACTGAATTTGGCGAATCGCTTATATAACACCTTGCAAACCCCTGATTAGCTCCATTAAACCAATTTGTAATCTGTATTGATGTTTTGTTAGCAGTAAAAGCGGCCGCAAGTGTCCCTGTATATAACCCAACGTTTGTATATTCCCAAACCACCGTACCACCTAATGTATTTTCTAATACTTGTGCCTGTGGAGCATTTGTTCCTGTTTGTTTAAGCAAAGCCGTATAAACCAAATACGATGAACCACCTGTATCAATATTATTTTTTACACCCGTTTTGACGTATTTTAATGTTTCATCCCCTTCGTCATATATTACGGGGTAGTTATCTGATTGCCAATCATTCATTGGCGGGATGCCGTTATTTGACATTTTATTTAGACTTGGTTGCCGTTTTAGGTTTTTGATTCGCTATTTTTTGCTTCTCAATAGCCGTTTCCGCAGATATTCTTTGTGCTATTACTTTTGCTTCTGATTGTATCTGATGCCCCACATTCCTTGCTTCTGATTGTATAATTTCACCTTGCAAATCGGTTTGTTTCTTCATCATTTCCGTTTCGTATGTCCATTGCCCCTGTGCGTTTATTCTTATAAGGTCAGCTTCTAATTGTAATTGGATGGTCTGCTGCTTCATTTGCTCTGATAACTGCGTTACTTGCATATTACCTTCTGCTGCTGCTTGTTGTTGCTGTAATGCAAATGCTTGTTGTTCTTCTTTTCTTTTCTGAATCTTATATGCAAGGGTTTGGTAAGCCATTGCAGTATTCCTTGCGTTCATTAGGAAATACTTATCCCCTACGTCTAATAATCCCTGTGATTCTTTTATATTTATATCCTGCCATAACATCTGCTTCTGTTCTTCAGTTAAAGCGTCTGAAATAAATATACCAATTTCGTGTAGTGCCAAATTTGGATTTATTGAAAAGAACTTTACAGTATTAGACCCTAATGCTTTTGCATAACCCTCTACCTTCCCAAGTTTAACCGCTATTTGTACTTTCTGTACTGCTGCGTCTGCGCTTCTTAATATGATACTTTTTTCTGCATCACTTACTAAATATATTGCATTGTTGGTGGATTGGATGGCTGATTCAGCAACGGGAACAAGTGTTTTTGCATTTGGTGTGCTACCATCGGTTAATTCATTTAATCCCGATACTTGCCTCATCATATCAATAGTATGATTTAATTCGTCATACAACTGACCAAAGGCTGCTAATTGCCCTGTTGCTTCTATTGATACGGGTTTATAATTTGGATTTCTTGAAAGTAAATCTGTACTTCTATATGGGACTACAAAATTTGAGAATATAAAATCAATTATCTCTGATGGTTTTTGTTTCGCCCCGCCCTTGCCGAAATTAACCGCTTCTACTGCATTGAAATCAATATTAATTAAGTAGGGAACTAATTTGTTAGATAGATTTTGAAGATTAAACCAAGCCATACAAGCCTTATCTTCCAACGGCATTAACCTTTCTGTGATACCCGAAAACTGCATCTTGTAAAAATTCCAAGCATACAACTGAATATCTAAATCGGTATCCCACCATGAAGAAAGTTTCCTGTTTTGATTTTCCTGAATACCCCAATCGTGCATATAGTCTGTTTCTACAATCCACGATGCTTTGAATACAACCTTTTTTACGTTGTTGATGTATGTTGGTGTTTGCCCACCTTTATATTCTTCCGCTATTTCTGATAATTGGTAGTCCCCCGTATCTAATTTACCTTTCCCATTAACGGCAAATCTTTTATTCTCATAGGCTGTTTTACCAAATCTTACATTCTCTCTGCTATCAACTTCTTCACTATAAACATATTCATTCCATGATAGAAACTTTATTTTCATTACCATCACCTTAAACCTATTCCATGCCACATTATAAAATCCGTTCAATGGTGAGAATGTAGTTGGGTTACCATTTTTACCAAGTGTCTTTTTACATATTTCATCAAGTTGCTGCTTTGAATAGTATGGTGCAAGGTCGCCAACATAGGTTGGTACAAGTTCAAACCAATGAACCATATCAGAACCATCCGGTTTTTCAAAATAGCTACTCCCGAAATATTCCATGTTCACCGCCCTTTGCTTCACCATTCCATTCTCATCAAGATATTGAGTAACCGCCCCTATGCCATAATCATAAAGAGATTTTTCTAATTCTTTTCTTATTTCTGAATTGAATTTGTTTTGCTCAAAAACTAAATTAACGGCATCTTCAGCCTGTATAGCCATTTCGTGTTTGTAGCCGTTATTTTTGGTTATTTCAAGTTGTTCTAAATCTTCTGGTTCTCCGGGTGCAGGGGCTAAAACAGGGCTATCAGCAAGTGGAGAACCAGCCTTCATAGCTTCCTGCCTCATTAGTATCTTAACCTTCATTTCATTGTAAATGGCATCCTCTTGGCTTTGTGCAAGGGGGTCAACTGCGAAGGCTGCTAAGTCAAAGTTTTTTTGATTGAGTTTTGCAAGGGCTATTTCCCTGAATTTACAAAGGAAGGCGGGAACTGTCCAATCAACTGCTCTCCATGATTCATCGGTTGGATTTCCGGGGGATGACATTTTTTTGTACTTATCAACACTTTGCTTTCCCATAGCGTACATTGCTATCTCTTGCATCCTTAAATTACCTGTGTTGATTGTACCGTATGGCATCCAATTACGGCTATCCCTAAAGGCAGCACGACAATATTGTAAGACCCACTCATAGTTCTTATTGCGTGGGTCAATATTAGATTGGGGGTAATCGGCTATACCCGTAGTATATCCTGCCAATATTTAAAGTTTAAAGTTTAGACTACCAAAAGTAACGAAAAAATCACAATTTATAAAAAAATCCTGTTTTCTAACAATTTATCATAAGATTCCCACTTACCCGTATTGCTACTTACCCCGTTAAATTGCTTTGCCACAAAGGGCGAACATACTACATACTTACCCAATCCCGCCAATGCCCTGTCTATATGTTCACTTGGATCAACGGATAAAAACGTATCATAGAACCGCCTTGAAACAATATACAATGTCAATCCCGTGAACTCTTTTACCTCGTTATTTTCATCGGGCTGACCAAGATAAATCATACTCAAATAAATATCGAAATCTTTTGGCTTATGCGCTAAAAAATATTCCCAACTTTTATCACTCGTGAATTGTAAATCATCTTCAGCTATACACACTTCATCCCATTCAGCTAACCTTGCATATTCCACTATTTGTTTATGGGCTGCATTTATCCCTGCTTTTACTGAATTAAGATAGATAGCATCCCAAAACTCAAAGTTGGTTATACGTTGTCTATCTAATTCCTCTGATAGCTTAGATAACCTTTGCTTCCGCTTCCCTATGATAATATTCATCCTCAAGGTAATCTATTATTTGTTTACGGTTAGCCTCATAAGTATAATACTTCTCATACATTTCCTTTATCTTATTCTGTTTACTAACGACTACTTCCGGGTCTATGTTAGATAATATTTCATCAATTCTATGGACATCTTCTTCATGTATTAATACTGCATAATCGTTATAATGTGCATCCCATGTTTGAATAAATTCGTCTGATATATAAACGGGGATTGATCCGTACTGCATAGCCTCGCACATACGAAAACTATTTAACCCATACCCACGAAAACACAACGTAAATATTGATTCGTGCATAACCCTGCAATACGTTTCTATATCGTGTAATTCATTGGATATATAATATCCGGTCTTATCTTTTAACTCATGTGCAGCTTTCCTTATTGGGTGTGTCTTACCGCCTACAAAATTAGCAAACCATTTTTTTGTTGAATGAAATTGATAAGGGTGTGGTTGGCAAATCAACGGCATCATTACGCCATTTGTCTTACTCATATTAAACTCTAATACATCCTTGCTACCCCAATCAATTAGGCATCCATCATCGTATTGACAAATAACAAAATACTTGGTATCGTTTGGTAATGAATTAATATAATCTTGCGCTTCTTTTTTTGCAACTGCATCTTGGGCGTAATTGTTGTTCACCCAATAACTCGTTGGGAAGAACGGTAGTAATTCCCTGTCTGTATCACATCCTTTATATACTTCTGCAAACCATTCTTCAAAAATCAAATGATTGTTTGGTGGATAAATTGGATGGATGTGTGGTTTAAATTTATTCATACTGATACCCATTTTTTATTACTTACTTTAGTAAATGCGATTATTGGTTCTGGCAATAGTTCATCAAGTGTTGGGATAATATAGTCGGGGCTGATTAAATCATTTCTTACAAAAACAGCGTCAAGCTGTTTGATTATATGAACAAGTTTATACCCTTTTTCTTCCCCCGTTTTATTCATTGCAAGTAAACTTGCCCCATAATAGTCGTCTCCTTCCCACGAATGATCTTCATTATATTCTATTGCAAAACTTTCGGTGTTTTTAAACTTTGAATTATATTCTATAAGAACAACTCTTGGTTTTTGTTTTATACTTTTCCATACCCACAGATCATTACCATCAATATCAATGCTTAAAAAATCAATACTTGTTACATTGTACTTTTCTAATAGTTGATTAATATTTCTTGCTGTTATTTTTTCTTGCTTAACTATTGGTGCTTTGGGTGATATATCCATAAGCAATCCATCCCACCCAAAGTTTATTCTAAGGTTAGCCGTATTTGATATATCTACACCATCTCTTGCCCCAAATTCAACGAAGAATTTACCACCTTCTCCTATCTGTCTGAATATGGTATCTATTACTCCATCCTGACCACCTTGCGTATAAATATCGTTTTCGGAGTGCTTTAATTCATGTGTTGTTAAATTAAATTTCATGTCTTTCAAGTATTAAAAGCCCATTGTTATTTTTTGCATGATGTACTATTTGCCATTCTGGATGAGATTCTAAAAATGGATTTATTGCCAACCACAGCCCCGGCTCTCCGCCTTGTCCCCCCGTTTCCCCATAACCGAATGTCTCTACATCGTGGAAAGCTATATACTTCCTTACTTTATCTGCATGAAGTCTTAATTCGTTGTCACATTGACTGGCATGGTGGTT